CTAGTCGCCTAAGTGAATGAAATGTATGTTATGGACATGCCACAACTCAGAGCACCACATTTACACCTTGAGGGGGGGTGGGGGGAAAACTTCATGGCTAGGGATTTTACGTAACCCACTCTGTTATGTTTTTTATAATTTTTTTATACTGGGGTGGTAGAGAAATGGTTTATAGGGCCTACAACGCATTAGTCAGGGGTTAAGCTGGGGTAGTACCAACCCGCCACTAGTCGTGGCGTACAGAGGCTTCTAAGGCCCTTCTAGGGCCATGTTAATGTCGCTCGCTAAGGCTCGCGTACAAGTAAGCTTACATGGGGGTAGTAATACGCTACGTAATACACACTCATATAACTTACATACAATACATTGTATTAGAATAATACTACTTACAAGAATACCTTAGTATTCTTGTTATAAGTATAATACTATATAACTTATATATTAGGGTATCATACTAAAAGTACTTTGTCAAGTACTTTGTAAAAATAAATTTACTTTACTATCTTGTTTACTATTACTACTTGACTTGTCAAGTCAATTAGTGTTATAATATAGGTAGTCGCAAACAACTGCGTTGTTTTGCTCCATAAAACATGTTTAAGGAAACAATCTTGTCTAAGAAACTCATTGCTTCACTCGCAGCTTTGCTGCTCGTTACAACAGTAATTGCTGCCGACCTACAAATCTTTGTCGGCAAATGGGCAGATGGTGCCAAGATAGAATGGGCTTGTCCCAAGGGCACCAATGGAACTGTTAAGTTTCGTTTCACTCAAATTGATGGAAGTCAGTACATCGGTGAACTTGATTGTGGAGAAGGTGTTTAATGGCTTATGTTCCTGTAACGAAAGATCGTTCTACCCTAGCTGAGACAAACTTGCGTTGGTCTGAGAAGCAAAGAATGGAAGCTGTGAACAGCTACCTGTTGCTTGGTAACCTTGCATTGACCAGTCGAATCCTGAACATCCCAGAGATTACTCTTCGTGTTTGGAAAGCCCAGACATGGTGGAAAGATGCTGTCCTTGAAATTAAGAGTTCTGAGAAGGTTCAACTTTCCACTCGAATCCGTAAGTTGGTAGATGGTGCTTTGGCTGTAGTCGAAGACAGGTTGACCAATGGAGACTTCCAATTTGACCAGAAAACTGGTGTGGTGGTACGCAAGCCAGTCAACATGAAGGATGCCCACAGGGTTGCCATTGACATGGCAGACAAGCATGAACAGCTAGAACGGGCAGAACGTCCTGAACAGACAGAAGATCACATTGAAGATAAACTCCTGAAGCTTGCTGAGAAGTTTGCTGACATGGCTACGAAGAAGATTGAACAAAATACAAATGCCTCCCGAACTGTTGACGTAGAGGATGTGAAGGAGAGTTAACTTGCCGTACATGACCAATGGAAAAAGAGATTATAAAAAAGAATACAAACTCTACGCAGGAAAGCCAGCAGCTATTCACGCCCGATCAGAACGGACTACTCTACGTAGACAAGCTAATGCTAAAGGCATTACGCACAAAGGCGACGGGAAAGACCTCGATCACATCCACCCACTCTCAAAAGGTGGAGCAAATTCTTTGTCAAATACACGAGTTGTTTCCCAACATCAAAACCGCAGTTTCTCACGAAATTCGGATGGCTCTCTTAAGCGTAACGATGGACACAAGTAGTCCATCTCGAAGGAAAACAGATTAATGGCGTTAACAGCAGATGTCATAGCCGGACTAGTCGGCTCAGTTCTTGGTAACCGATTCGATGGACGAAGTGCCACTCCCCCCTTCCACAAGGAGTGCTGGGAGTTGTGTACTAGTCAAGATAAGTTTGTTGCTATAGCAGCCCCACGGGGTCATGCTAAGTCTACAGCGGTAACGCTAGGATATGGATTGTCTACACTGCTGTTTCGTGAACGTAAGTTCATGCTTCTTGTTTCGGATACTGAATCCCAAGCGTCCTTATTCTTAGGTACGTTTAAGCAAGAGTTACAAGATAACGACGAGTTAATTGACTTGTTCCGCATCAAGCGGAATGAAAATGGTTTAGTCAAGTTTGTGAAAGATTCAGAAACTGATATCATAGTTGAGTGTGAGGACGGACATAAGTTTCGGATCATTGCCAAGGGAGCAGAACAGAAGCTCCGTGGATTAATCTGGAACGGGTCGCGTCCTGACATCATTATGTGCGATGACATGGAGAACGACGAACTTGTGATGAACAAGGAACGTCGTGATAAGATGCGTAGATGGTTCAAGGGTGCTCTGCTTCCTTGCCGATCTGACAATGGCATCATCCGTATCGTAGGCACCATCCTGCACAACGACTCTTTGCTAGAATCGTTCATGCCTAATGACTCTGATAAGCAAACCCAACGGGTTGGTCTTAAGACATTCACCACACGCAAGTCGATGTGGAAAGCAGTAAAATATCGTGCACACAACGAAGACTTTTCTGACCTTCTCTGGCCCTCCAAGAAGAGTGCAGAAGAATTTAAGATGATGTACAACGAAGCAGTCCGAGATGGTACAACTGACATTTACTCACAAGAGTATTTGAATGTGCCTCTTGATGAGTCTGTGACCTTCTTTAAGAAGAGTGATTTCTTGGCGACTACGCAAGAAGATCGTCAAATGAAGATGCATCACTATGTCACAGCCGACTTAGCCATTTCAGAATCAGAAAAAGCTGACTATTCAGTGTTTATTCTTGCTGGAGTGGATGAAAACAAGATTATTCATATCAAAGATGTCATCAGAGAGCGCCTAGATGGACGCCAAATCGTTGATAATTTGCTGTTTATGAATCAGGTATATGATCCAGAGGCAGTTGGGATCGAAGATATGCAGGTTTCTAAGTCGATTGGCCCCTTCCTACGGGAAGAGATGATTAAAAATAACAACTACCTTAGTCTTGTGCCCCTAAAGCATGGGGGTAAGGATAAAATTACACGTTCTCGCTCCATCCAAGCGCGTATGCGCGCCCACAGTGTTAAGTTTAACAAAGAAGCGGATTGGTATCCCATCTTTGAGAACGAATGTTTAACCTTTCCTCGTGGTAAGCATGATGACCAAGTAGATGCATTTGCTTATCTAGGTCTGATGCTTGACAAACTCATAGAGGCCCCTACTAAAGAAGAAATAGAGGAAGACGAATATGATGCCGAACTCAGGAATGGCGAGTCAGCAAGCACCGGGCAGTCAGCAACAACAGGATACTAGTCAACTGCCTAGTTCTCCTCAAGCTCTACCCAACCAAATGGGTACACAGCCTCTCCCACCTCCTGTCCAACAGGAACCTTCTGACAAACTTCGTGGTATCATCGAGTCTAAGAACATTGCCAAAGATTTGGATGATGACAAGTTGCATACCATTGGAGCTAATGCTCTAGAAGGTTTCCAACAGGACATAGAATCTCGTAAGGCTTGGGAACAAGCTATGGAAGAGTGGACCAAACTGGCTACTCAACATCGTGAAGACAAAACCTACCCTTGGCCTAAGGCTTCCAATGTTAAATACCCTCTTCTCACTACTGCTGCTATGCAGTTTGCTGCTCGGTCCTATCCTAGCCTTATTCCTAGTGATGGTAAACTTGTAAAATCCTCCGTCATTGGTAAAGACCCAGACGGTTCCAAGTATGCCCAAGCTGATCGCGTCTCCATGTACATGTCTTATCAGATTATGCATGAGATGGTTGGCTGGGAAGAAGGAATGGACAAGCTTCTCATTATGCTTCCTGTCGTAGGAACCATCTTCAAGAAGACCTACTGGGATTCGATTACAAAGAAAGTTAAGTCTGACGTTATACTACCTAAAAACTTGGTGGTTAACTATTGGGCTAAGAGTTTGAAAGAAGCAGAGCGAGTCTCTCAAGTGATTGAGATGAGTCCTCGGATTCTTAAAGAACGTCAACTGGCTGAAGTGTTCCTAGATATTGAACTAGGTTCTGCTCCAACTCCCGAGAATCGTAAAGGTGAGAACGTCCCTCCAAACGATAAGACTACTCCTTATACCATTATCGAGCAGCACACTTATCTGGACTTGGATGACGATGAGTATCCTGAACCCTACATTGTAACCTTTCACCTTGAAACTGGTAAGGTACTTCGCATCGCTGCAAGGTTTGATGAGAACACCATTACGCATGATGACGAGGGGAAGAAGGTCATTAAGATTGAACCAATTGAGTACTTCACCAAATTTGGATTTATTCCCAACCCCGATGGTAGCTTCTATGATCTGGGATTTGGTGTTCTCCTCGGACCTATTAACGAGGCAGTTAACTCTCTTATCAACCAACTTATCGACAGCGGCACACTTAACAACCTGCAGTCTGGATTCCTTGGAAAAGGTCTTAAAGTCCGACTTGGTGAAACTAAGTTTATGCCCGGAGAATGGAAAGCTGTAAACTCTACAGGTAGTGATCTGAAGCAACAGATTGTTCCTTTGCCTAGCAAAGAACCTTCTGCTGTTTTGTTTCAACTGATGGGTTCAATGATTACATCTGGTAAGGAGTTGGCGTCTGTGGCTGAGATTTTCGTAGGTAAGATGCCCGGACAGAATACCCCTGCTACAACGACAATGGCTACCATTGACCAAGGGATGAAGGTTTTCACTGCAGTTTATAAGCGTATCTACCGTTCATTAGCTGAGGAATTCCAGAAACTCTTTGAGTTGAATGCAGCGTATCTAAACCCCAATACCTACCAAGATGTGATTAATGTCACCATTGGTCCTGCTGATTTCTCACAGAAGCAGTATAAGATTTGTCCGGGTGCGGACCCCTCAGCTATCAGTCAAACTGAAAAGCTAATCAAAGCACAAGGGCTTCAAGAGATGCTCCCGATGGGAGTCTTGGACCCAGTTAAAGTGGCGATGCGTATGTTGGAAGCTCAAGAGCAACACAACATCCAAGACCTACTCAATCCTCAAGTTGCCCAAACAGGACAACTGCCACAACGACCTGATCCTAAGCTCCAAGAGAGTCAGGCTAAGGTCCAAGCTATTGCACAAGTGTCCCAAATCAAGCAGCAGGAATCTGCAGCTAAGATGCAAATGGAACAGCAAAGTGCTCAGTTTAAGCAAGCTATGGCTGCACAAATGGCGCAGCAAGAGCTACAAAACAAAGCAATGATAGCAAAGCTTGAGGAAGCAATTCAAATCCACTCTGCCAATATGAAGACCGCTACGGATCAACAGGCAGCTAACCAGACAATGATGCAGAATCATGCGGCACATCAGCAGGACATTGTACAGAAGCACGTAGGACATGTGCAGAAGGTACGACAAACCGAGCAGATGGGGCACGTTCAACGGCAACAGGCTGCCAAACAAAAGCCACCTTCCAAAGGGAAATAAAGTAAAATGAATCGTCAGGATTTCAAAGATTGGCAATCACAACCAATCACTAAAGCCTACTTTCTAGCCATTACCAATCGTATTGAGCTATTGAAAGAGGAGCTAGCCCAAAGTGCTGCAGATGATCCCAAATGGGACGCTGTTAAACGAGGGGCCATTGCAGCTTTACGTGATATTACGGATGTTGATTGGTTTGAGGAAACACAAGTATGATTGCACCACTCCTACATCGCATCATCGTCAAGCAACATAAGCTTGCCGAGATAAATAAGGACTACAAACGTGCTGAAGCAATGGGCTTATACATCCCCGAACATGAGGATACTAAGCGCGCTCAAGCAGGAGTAGATAAGGGTGTTGTTATCTCTATTGGCCCAACGGCTTATCGAGATTTCAATGTGCCTTGCCCTATTAGCATTGGAGATACAGTAGCTTTCGCTAGGTTTAGCGGTAAGGTAATTGTTGACCCAACAGATGAAGAAGAATACGTCGCTCTTAATGATGAAGACGTAGTAGCAATACTGACTAAGGAATAAAATGGCTGATGAACTAATCCCTGAGGCAGATGCCCCAGTAGAACACACTCCTACGGAACTTAAAGCCATTGAATCTGGCTGGGTTCCGAAGGAAGACTTTCAAGGTGATGAACACAAATGGGTTGAAGCAGGAGAATTCTTGCGCCGTGGTGAACTTTTCAAGAAGATTGAGGACCAAGGTAAACAACTCAAGGATGTACGTTCTGCCTTGAATGAGATGAAAAAACTCAACGGACAAATCCAAGAAGTTGAGTATAAGCGCGCCCTAGACACTCTAAAAGCACAAAAGAAAGCTGCTCTCGAGGACGGTGACGCCGATGCAGTTATTGCTGCGGATGATCGAATCGACATGGTTAAGGAACAACAGAAAGAGATGCAGCGTCAATCTCCTGTTGCCCAATCAGATGAAGGTTCAGAACATCCTGAATTCGTTGCATGGACGGAACAGAATAACTGGTATAAATCCTCTACTCCCATGAAAGCATTCGCTGATGCTTTGGGACAAGAGTTAGCTAGGGCAGGGAATAGCCCTTCAGAAGTGCTTAAGAAAGTAGCTGCTGAAGTGCGTAAAGAGTTCCCTAATAAATTCCGCAATCCTAATCAGGATAAAGCAGGAGCCGTAGAAGGTGGTGCTGGTCGTGGTGTTTCTACATCAGGCAAGTTCACCCTCTCAGATGAAGAACGCTCTGTTATGAATAAGTTTGTACGCCAAGGCGTTATGACGGAAAAAGAATACGTAGAGCAGCTTAAGAAAGTTCGAGGATAACATAATGTCTGAAAAAGAAGCAATTTCTAAGGCTCCAGTGAGCCGCGTTACGCGAGTGCCCGTAAGCCAGCGTAACATCCTTACGGTAAAGGGTAAAGACCCAAACTATGAATACCGAGTCGTGAACGATACAGAAGATCGCATCGCGCAATTCCTTGACGGCGGGTATGAACTCGTTGACAAGGCTTCTGTTGATGTGGGTGACAAGCGTGTATCTCAAGGTACAAGTGTTGGTTCCAAGAAAGTGTTTTCTGTAGGTCAAGGCGTAAAAGGCCACTTGATGCGAATCCCTCGGGAATTGTATGAAGAAGATCAACGTAATAAACAAGCTTTCGTGAACCTCCAAGAAGCCTCCATCAAAGAAAAAGCTCTTGATGGTAATTATGGAACTCTCGATATTAAGCGAGACTGATCTATTCTATTGCCATTAGGAATCCCACAAATTTGACTATTTGGAGTATTACTAATGTCAAGTGTTTCTCGTCTTAACGGCTTTCGTCCCGTTAAAACTATCACTGGTGCCCCTTATAATGGGCAAGGTGAAGTAGCGTTTCTCCCCGCCTCCGACTCCTCAGTTGTGATGGTTGGTGACGCTGTTAAGCTACTGGGTGATGCCCGTAGCCCAACAGGTGCCCCCACTGTTACTCGTGTGTCTGCCGCTGGCGACATTCCATTTGGTATTGTTGTTGGTATTCTTTTCACTGGCGTAGGCGACCTTCAAAATGTCCCTCCTGTCACTGACCTGAATACCCCCGTGTATCGTCGTGCATCTACAGATCGTTATGTTCTGGTGTGTACTGATCCTAGTGTTGTGTATGAAGCTCAGTATCTGACAACCTCAGTTGCTGGTGCTACCATCACTGCTAACGTCGGCCTCAATGGTAGCTGGGATGTAACTGCTGGTTCCACAACCGCAGGTACTTCTGGTATGTCCATTGCTGCTCTGTCTGCAACTACGGCTACATTGCCCCTCAAAGTGGTTGGCTTCCCCAATCGTCCTGATAACGTCCCCGGTGATACCTATTTCAGTTACTATGTCAAGCTCAATAGCTCGACCAATAGCACTGGTACTGGTCAGACTGGCGTTTAATCAATAAAGGAGCAATAAATGTCCGTAATTACTAGTGGCTCATTTGCCAAGGCCCTATGGCCCGGTGTCAACGCATGGTATGGCCGTGCCTATGACGCATATCCTGAAGAGTACACAAAACTCTTCGACAAGCAAACTTCTACCAAAGCGTTTGAAGAAGACGTTGGTGTAAGCTCGTTTGGTCTTGCAGTGCAGAAATCTGAAGGCGCACCGATCTCTTATGATTCGGAACGTCAAGGTTTCATCACTCGTTACCAACACGCAGTGTATGCCCTCGGTTTCATCATCACTCGTGAAATGATGGAAGATGACCAGTATGACATCATCGGTAAGCGTAAAGCTGAAGGTCTTGCCTTCTCTATGCGTCAAACCAAGGAAGTTATCGCTGCTAACGTGTATAACCGTGCTTTCAATAGTGCTTATACTGGGGGTGATGGTGTTTCTTTGATTAGTGCTTCCCACCCTAATATTAAGGGTGGTACTTGGTCTAATCAGATTGCAACTCTGGCTGACTTGTCCGAAGCTTCTCTTGAACAAGCTTGCATCGACATTGCTGGTTTCACCAATGATGCTGGTCTGCTCATCGCTGTGCGTCCTGAAACTCTGGTGATTCCTCGCCAGTTGATTTTTGAAGCAAAGCGTATTTTGGGTACTGAAGGTCGCGTTGGTACTGATAACAACGATTTGAATGCAATCCGCACTCTGGGTTCTATTCCTACCGTGGTTACCAATCACTTCCTGACTGACACCGATGCTTGGTTTATCAAGACTAACGTGCAGAATGGTATGAAGTATATGGAACGTCGTGGTGACTCCTTCGACATGGATAACGATTGGGATACTGAGAACGCTAAGTTCAAGGCTACCGCACGTTACTCGTTCGGTTGGACTGATCCTCGTGCCCTGTACGGCTCTGCTGGCGCTTAATTGACCATCACAATCCCCTCGTAAAACAGGGGGTTGTCTCTAAAGGAATAATATGGCAATTCTTGTCACTCCCGGTCAGGTCGCTGTATCTGATCCCGCTGCTGGCACAGGGCCGAGTACAACCAGTAACATTAAAGACATTGTAGTTAAGGCGGTTAAACTTACGTCTGCTAACTTCTCTACAACGGCTATTAATACAATGGTTGCACGGCTTCCTGCCGACGCAACGATCTTGTGTCTGAAACTCTGGGTTAAAACTCAGTTGGCTGGTGGTGGTATCACTGCTGCCACGTTGAGCATTGGTTCTGCTTCTGCTGGTACACAGTTTGTTAGTGCTTCTGCACTGGCCTTCGGTACTGCTGGTACGTACACTACAATGCCTGCTGTAACTAACATCTTCCAAAACTATAACATTCCTTATGGAACTGATATTGATATTTGGGTGTCTGGTTTGGCAACCACAGGTATCCCCACCTCCGGTGAGTTGTATCTGGCAATCGAATACGTTCGATAACTTACCCGATTGGGTAGAAAAGGGGATTATCTTAATAGATGTCCCCTTTTTTTTCTAAGGAATTTCTAATGCGCGCAAAGAAAATTACAGTCACTGGAACAGGCACCTCTGCGTGGATTCCTATGGACAACAAGCAAGCCCCGTTCAATGTTGGTATCGGTTGTGTCATTGTCTCAGGTACAGCTACTTATTCAGTAGAACATACCTTTGATGACATCTTTGACTCGACGGTAACCCCAGTGGCTTTCGCTAACGCAACAATTGCTGCAGTTACAACAAACAAAGATGGCAACTACGCTGCTCCCATTAAAGCCCTACGTCTTAACGTAACGGCTGGTGTAGCCCCCGTTGTTGCTATGACTATTATCCAAGGACTACGTTAATGCAATTCGATGACTTCCTGAAGGTAGTTGACCTTCTCAAAGACCCTGCCCAATATGAGGCTAAGGTTGCTGAATTGCAAGCTCGTGAAGATGCAATTAACGCAGCTATCAAACAAATGGGTGTTGTGGATAATGTGCTTAAGGCACAAGCTCAAGCTGATGCTAAACTAGCACAAGCTCAAGCTGCAGTTGCTGATGCAACTAAACAAGCTCAAGCAATTATCACAGGTGCTCAAACAGCCTTTGATAAACGAAATACAGAGCTTCAAGCTCGTGAAGTTGTAGCCGATCAAGCTCTGGCTGACTACAACACCATTAAGAATCAACTTGCTTTTCGTTCTAATGAACTAAGTCAAGGTGAGAAATCTCTTAATGCAGCCCGAGTGCAACTCCAAGCTGATCTTGCCGATCTAGCTAGTAAACAACAAGAAGTTGATGCTCGTCTTGCTAAACTCCGTGAGGCAATGGGTTAACCATGAGTATCTCCAATGTTTCGTATCTAGCCAATGGCTATGCACAACCTTCTGCACAAAGGATTGACAATTTGACAACTACTGTGTACGTGGCAACTGCTCCCTTTGGAACATTGGACTCTGATCCCACATGGAGTATTAAACGTCTCACATTCTCTGGAACGTTGGTGATAACTGAGTGGGCAAATGGAAATGATTCCAATGCTAACATCTGGACCAATCGTGCTTCTCTCAGTTACTCTTAAGGAATACAAATGGCATTAGGTTATGTAACAACCCTACGCAATGCTCAACTGGATGCCATCACAACGGCAGTAGGTGCAGCAGGAAAACTTCAAATCTATGATGGTACGCGACCTGCTACAGGTGGTGCAGCAACTAATAAACTGGCGGAATTTACTCTGGGTAGTCCTTTTGCTGCCGCTGCTGCTGCTGGAAGTCTTTCTCCGACTTTGCCTGCTAACGTCACTGCTCTCCTTAGCGGTACTGCTACTTGGTATCGGATCACTACGAGTGCGGCTGCATTTGTAATGGATGGTTCAGCTAGTGCCACAGGTGGTGGTGGTGATTTACAACTTAACAGTGCTGTCATCTCTAGTGGTGCCACAGTGTCCATTACAGCACATACAATTGCAGCAGGTAATGCATAATGGCAGCTAAGACCGATCAAGTTATTATCCTACCTACAGACTCGGGTAATACTGGTAAAAAGATTCGAACAAAAGAGTCTGTAGTTGGTGCTAATACGGTTGAAGAATATTTCTTCATTCCTTCATCGGAACGTTCAGTAACTGGTCAATACAAATACGTTATTCCGGCGCAGGCGATTCCCACTGCGGCACATACAGGAACAACCACTGGCTTGATGTACCTGATCAACCCATTGACATCCACAGTCAAGATCGCCGTTGACAGACTTTCATTCAAGCATGGGTTTTCTACGACTCTTGCAGTGGACTTGATTGCGCCATTGATTCATGTAGCAAGAATTTCATTTACAGGCACCTTGTCGGCAACAGCAACAACTCCCGTTAAACGGGCATCAGCAGATGCTGCGGCACAGGGTTTGATTGCTACTGCGATGACCGGATTGACAGTTACCTTAGTTGGCAATGCTTGGTCGTTCATGGGCCAGACAATGGATTTGGTAACTGGCGGTGGTGGGCACTGGAATCCAATGTCTGATGAGTGGAATCCACAAGACGAAGATGATGAGCTAATTCTGGCAGCCGGTGAAGGCATTGTTGTTTACTCAACGCTTGCAGTAACTACAGCCAACCGCAAGATCATGTGTAACGGGGCATGGTTCGAGTTCAACTAAGGTAAGCCATGGCATTCACGCTCATTGACGGTGTTATCGCCAATGACACCTTTGCCACTGCCGCAAGTGCAAGAACTTTTGTTCTACTTGATGGTTTAACCCATTCCCAGTTTGCAACTGGTGCTTCTGCTACAGCACAGCCAGTAGATGCTGTACTAGGTTTAACAACTTGGTCAGTCTCTGGTGGTGCTATATCAGGCACCATTACCGCCACACAAGCTGGTAATACTGCTGTACTAACTGGTACAGTTACTGCTCTAGCAACTACTGGAACCATAGCCGCAACACAAGGAAACAACACAGCAGTAGTAACTGGCGTGTTGTCTTTCTCTGGAGTTGTTTCTGCTACACAGGGAAGTAATACTTCTACTGTTACTGGTAATGAAACATTCTCAGGAACGATTGCTGCTACTCAAGCTGCTAATACAAGTTCCCTGACAGGTACGTTGTTATTCAGTGGAACCATTAGTGCTACGCAAAATAGCAATGTAGCTACCCTTACAGGTACAGTTTCAGGTGCAGGTACTACAGGAACCATCTCTGCTACGCAGGATTCCAATGCTGGCGCATTGGTTGGAGTAGAAACCTTTGTAGGTACATTGTCTGTAACACAAGCTGGTAATACAGCTAGTGTAACTGGTACAGAAACATACTCCATTGTTATTGTAGCTACACAGGCAAATAACACAGCCTCCATAACGTCTTCAGAGACGTTCAGTGGTATTGTGGGTGCTACCCAAGCAGCTAACACTGCTAGCCTCACTGGGACTGTTCTGAACAGCTTCACAGGGGTTATTAATGCTACTCAAGCTGGTAACACGGCTCACTTAACTGGAACCAATGGAACTGTAACGGATTTGACTTGGGGACCAACCGGAGTAGAATATTACTTCCTACAACCTCCCTATAGTTTAGAACTGGCTACAGGTTCTCTCGTTCTTCCTTTAGGACTTAATTTTGTAATGGTGCTATAATGCAAAACTGGCTTAAACTAGGTGACTACAATGTTATCTGTGACAGTTGTGGTAGAAAGTTCAAAGCCTCTACCATGCGAAAGAGGTGGGATGGCTTACTAGTCTGTAAAGAAGACTTTGAAGTTAAACATCCCCAGTTGTCCTTAAAGGTACGTGGAGATAAACAGCAAGTTCCTATCCCACGTCCGGAAGCTGTAGATCAATTCCTATTCTATTGTGATTTATGGAGTAGCTCTCCGATGGCGGACTTTGGTTCTGCCGATTGTGCTACAGTAGGGGGTAATACATCTATACCCATTCTAATAGATGTTTTTAATCCCCTTGCAATTGCTGGTATAGCCATTGCTTCTCGATCAATCCCCGGAGTAACACGACCATGAATGACTTCCAATCAATAATCAACCTTGTAGCAGGAGTATTCATCGCTGCTGGAGGCTGGTTTGCTAGAACACTATGGGATGCAGTACAAGAGCTTAAATCTGACCTAGGCAACCTACGAGTTGAAATAGCGAAAGATTATGTACCCCGTAATGATTTTAATCGGTTGGGTGATGAGTTAAAAGAAATGCTTAAAGCAATATTTGAAAAACTAGATCATAAGGCAGACAAATGAATTGGATTGACACACTCAAATCCTTAGCCCCAACAGTTGCAACAGCACTAGGTGGGCCTTTGGCTGGAGCAGCAGTATCTGCCATAGGTGGTATTTTGGGTATGTCTCAGCCGACTCAAGATTCTATCTCTAAGATGTTCCAAGATGGTCAAATTACTCCAGACCATTTAGCTGAAATCCGTAAACTTGAACTTCAATATCAGGACAATGAAAAGGAACGTGGATTCAAGTATGCTGAATTAGCTTACAAGGATGTAGACTCTGCTCGACAGATGCAGATAGCCACTAAGTCTAGTACACCTACGATACTCTCGTATGGTGTTCTAATAGGTGGTGGAGCTATGATGTGGAGTGTGTTGTTTGGCTATGCCCATGCAGACTCTGTGCTAGCAGGAACATTAATTGGATATGCTGTTTCAGAAATGAAAGCTGTTTTACAATATTGGTTTGGCTCTAGTCAAGGGTCTAAAGAAAAGGATGTTCTCCTTGCTAACTCAACCCCCAATCAAGGATAATAAATGACAAGTAAAACTTTTACCTCAGGAGTCGTTATTGATTCTGGTTGGTTGAATGATGTAAATAACACTACCTACAATAAAACCTTTTCGGATGGTTCTGTAGCCTTGTCTGCATTGCCGGGTAGTGTGGCTAATTCTAATCTTGTTGGTTACACACCGGCTGGTACTGGTGCTGTTGGAACTACGGTCCAGACCAAGCTACGCGAAAATGTGAGTGTCTTGGATTTCGGGGCTGATGCTACCGGAGCAACTGATAGTCAATCAGCATTCACCAAAGCCATCGCTGCGGTTAGCACGGTAGGTGGCGTGGTGAATGTTCCTCCCGGCCTATATGTTTTTGCAACAGGACTTGTACTAGATAATTTATTTAATGTAACTATCCAAGGTGCAGGGGGCAGAAACGTGGGTGGGTATACTAACGGGTCCACATTACGTTACACAGGAACAGGGACCACGTTCATTTCACTAAAAAGTTCTTACGGGTGCTCTTTGAATGACTTAGAGATTCAGTTTAGCAGTGCTTCATTTACTGGTGATCTAATCGACTTCTCACATGCTGCCTCTGCCAATGACTCTGCATTTGGTCAAGTCATCAACTGCTATGTTGGCAGTGACACTGGTGCTCGGACTACGGGTAACGGTATTAAGCTAGACAAAGCCATTGAAGTGATGATCATGGGGTGTAGCTTTGCTGGTGGTGCCTCTGCTATCACAGGACAAAGTAGTGCTGGTAGCTCTTACAGCAACCAGATCACCATCATGCAGAACCAGTTTGTGAACAGCGTAAGCGCTCCAGTTCTGTACGGTGGTGAAGCTTGGTCTTTCCTCAACAACACTTTTGAGCAGAGGTCTACTGGAGTTGCCGGGGCTTTCCTCAACACTACATTAACCCCCGCAAATGGATTTTCATTCATTGGCAACTGGTGTGGAGATGCAACTTCTGGTGCAAGCTCATGGCTCACTATTTTTGGTAACGGCATCAATGTCTCTGGCAACAGGATCATTGGTGGAACCATTCCAAACAGTACTGGCATAACTTTTGATTCGGTACACGGATACTCTGTTACTGGTAACAACTTTGATGGGCTGGTGACTGCTGTGGCCTTCGGTGCCACTGCTGGGACCATTGATGGATTTGAATCTGGAAACAGTTTTACAGGTTGCACCAACATCTACGGGTCTGTGTCAAACCAGACCTCATTCTCGCAAGCTACTCCGGGTTACACAAGATTGCCCAACGGTATGTTGATGCAATGGGGTACGTCTTCTGTAACAGCAGGTACACCACTTACGGTGACTTGGCCTAAAGCCTTTTCTACAGCTTGTTATAGCGTGACTACTGGAATGCAGTCTCCTGCCTCTAATGCTAATGTGGCATTCTTCACCGGACCTTCGACAACCACCATGACCTTGAATGTAAATGGTACTGGTGTCTCCACAGTTAACTGGCAAGTGATCGGTAAGTAATGACCAACAAAACAATCCCCAACTTGGGGGCAATAACAGTTCCCCTCGCAGGGACTGAGGTCATACCTATCTGGAATGGGTCGGCTACGAACTATGTGTCTGTAGCCAATCTAACTGTGGGTCGTGCAGTTGCTACTGGGAACCTAACGGTCACAGGAACATCAAGCGTAACAACCAATACAGAAGCCGCAGCAACTCAAGCAGTAGCATCTGGAACCAACGCTACTCTCTACCAATTCACCAATGGCGGGGGCACTTATTCACTAGGTGTGGATCGCAGCACAGGGGGTTATTTCGGCAGTGCTTACGCCTTTGGTATCTCTGTTCCTGCTGGTCGTACCGTCAGGCATGTTGTTAATGGGACTCCCATAACAATAACCAGTGCTACCGGACATGAGGTAACAGGACTTACTAAATCGAGTGATAATTTTGTACCCACAGTAAGTGGCAAAGGCATCGACTTCTCCGCAGTGACCGCTGCTGCTGGAATGACGAGCAAGGTGCTGAGTAACTATGAAGAGGGGACTTGGACTCCCATGCAGGGTGCAGGGGTAACAGTGGTTGGAACATATAGTTCTAGCGCAAAATATATACGCATAGGCAAGCAGGTAACTGTTACAGGAATGCTTGCTGGATCAACATCAATTGCCTGTACAGCGGTCAGTGCACTACTGTCGGGGCTGCCCTTCGTTGCTGATTACTCCAATGGTTATCAATGCGGAACTGCAACAAACTATACTGCGGATGCAGGTTATGTTCTTCATTCTTATAACCTCACACTCTATGCGATTACTGCAATAGCGGCAACTCCGTTTATCTACTTTTCGTTCACGTACCTGACTACTTAAGGATCACTATGTCCCTCACTAAAGTAACCTACTCAATGATCCAAGGGGCCTCAGTTAATGTGACTGACCTTGGATCAGATGCCAACACCTCAATACCTGCAGCGATCAACTCACTATCAAGTACTGGTGGCACTGTATTCCTCCCAAAAGGAACTTACACCATATCGGCTCCTCTTACCGTAACAGTCTCAAATATAGCGATTGTTGGGGAGCCGGGAACTATCATCACGATCACGGGTACGAACGTACAAAACATATTTAGATTCTCTAGTGTCAATAATGTAAGCATCCGTGGAATTGAGTTCACTACTACTGGTACGCTCTACGATAATGTTGGCGTAACTTGGTTCAATAACTATGCACTATTCTTTACTAAAACATCAGGATTGGCTACGGGTGTTCCATGCACTAACATTCGGATTGAAGACTGCTACTTCAATGAGATTTGTGCTTTTACAACCGAGTGGGTCCAATACGGCACTTTACAAGATAGCTGGACTGAAGCCTATCGTTATAGTGATTTTGTTTTTAGTCACAATAAGGTGAAGGTATACGCCGTCAAGACCGCACAAGCTATCTATACCTACTTCATGTCTCGATATGAAATATCAGGCAATGTATTTGATGTGACTGGTATCTATGCTATGGGCATCGCGGGTGGATCGCCGGGAGCAACAATCAATACATCCAATTACGGATCGGTGCTTGGTCGGATTCACTCTAATGCTATTAAGTGCCAGTCACAAGCTGGGATAGCTTTGTACGCTGCCGATCAAACAGTTATTAGTGGTAACAACCTCGACATGGGTGGTGGTACGGGTGAAGGCATTGACTTTGAGAATTGTAAGAACTGTATCGCTGATGCGAACACCATCTACAATACAAGCAAACCATTCGGCCTGTTTTATCAGTGGGACAACATCACAATCAGCAACAATGTGGTGACATTGAAACTTAATGCGCTGTTCTTCTTGCAAGGAAGTTCAAGCCCCGCACCAAGCGGCACGGTTATGTATGGTGATCTGAACATAGTCAACAACCATGTTTCTCAATTACCGGGTACGCTGACAAGCTACAGTTCTTTGACAATGGGCGGCGGCTCAAAAGTCACCATCAGCGGAAACCAGTTTAAGAATGTTTCTGTATTGATGTTCGGTGGGCAAGGTGAGCTTCAGGTAACTGGCAACACCTTTGAATTCTCCGCGCTACCCGCAAACGCAAGCGCTAATCGTATTGTGCTTGGTTATTTGAAGGCCGATTACTATTTGGCCCATCAGATTACTGTAAGTAATAACGTATTCCGTTCAGACAGCGCGACTGTATTGGCTGGGTACATGCTTGAAACACAATACTCATCTACCGCTGGCTATAATATCCTTATTCAAGGGAACACGTTTAGCCACATTGCTAGTCCATTGTTTAATGGATATGGAAGCTGTGCAGGGTCTAGTTACGTTCTCTATAGGAATAATGTCCTCGACAGCGTTACCTATGGATTTACGCAAGGAAACTTAGATACGACTGCTCTATCAAGACTATTTATTTCCGGGTTAGTTTCTCCCAGTGGGCTGGATTATTTCCAAAATACAACCAATTTTGGCACTGTCCAAGCAACACAGGGAAATGGTTGTGCCAATGGTTCATCCATCACAACTAGTGCGCCCACAACCGGGCAACCTATGGGGTGGATAAATATCTCCACCACTGGGTCAACCAATTGGAGATCAACAGGTAACTTAGCATGAACATAATTCTCCAACGCCTCAAATCCAAGACCTATTGGGTAGCTATTATCGGTGCCCTGCTCACCGGGATGGACGCCTCCAGTGGGTTCTTCAGTCAGTACTTTCCACTTGAAGTGCGACCCTACATTCCGCTGTTCTGGCCCGTCCTGATGCTCGTTCTTCGTGAAGTTACTACCACAGCACTAGCTGATAAATAATGGCAAATACAACTTTCATTGATACAATTACACCTATTACAGCCGCTTGGCTTAATGATGTAAACAACTTTGTGTATGGAACAGCCCCTAACCTTAGGGCACGGGGTTCTGTTACAGCAACATCTGGACAAACAGTGTTTACAGTTCCATTTGCATATGTTCCCGGTTCTCTGGAATTGGTTGTCTATATTAGTGGTATTAATCAAATCCTAGGGACCAGTTATACAGAAACATCAACAACGTCTGTAACATTCTCAGAAGCAGTTCCAGTAAACTGTGTAGTAGATTTTGTAAAGTATTAACATGAGCACATCAGGAACTTCCATTTGGTCACTTAAACGTGACGCTGTTATTAACTCAGCAATGCGAAAGCTAGTAGTTTTATCTGGTGGAAGTTCACCTGCAACTTTTGAAGTTACCTATGCTGCTGAAGCATTGAATGCAATGATTAAAGGGTTTCAGGTAGATGGTATGCCAGTATGGGCTATTAAGGACTACTCTATAACTACTATAGCAGGACAACCCACTTACAATATAGGCTCAGGTCAAGCTGTAAACACACCAATGCCTTTGAAGTTGCTACAGGCAGCTAGGGTTGAATCCACAGGAGCAGTCAATGTTCCTATGGAAATCAAGACACACTACGACTTCAACCTCTTGCCAGTTAATGCTTCTGCAGGAGAACCAGTTAATGTGTTCTACCAACCCTTCTCTACCTATGGTACTCTGTCTGTTTGGCCTACGCCAATCGACTCAAATACTGTCCTACAACTTACTTACCAACGTCCTTTTGAGGACATGAATTCAGCCACTGACGACTTTGACTTCCCTGCCTACTGGACAGAAGCTTTGGTTTATGGACTTGCATGGCGTCTCTCTTATGAGTATGGTACTCCAATACTAGACAGACAAGAGTTGCAGAAGGTTGCTGAATTCTTCCATGAAAAGGCTCTTTCCTTCGGAACGGAAGAAGGTAGTTTGTTCTTTATGCCAAGTTCTGATTGGAAATAATAAATGGCTTATAGCAAATCCCCTACAGTTTCTACTTATGAGACAAAGCGAGTTGACTTTGTAATTAACCCCATGCAGCGTAGTGGCTCTTTGCTAAACAAGGATGCCAAGTTAGTCAACATGATTGTTGAGGTTGTAGAAACCCCTAACAACACCAATCAACGAATCTTTGCTAAGAGTAGACCCGGTTTGGCTCTAGCCTATGCTACAACTGCTGGTACAGGACGTGGGTGTTACTACTGGGTTGTGTCTGGTGTAGGTTATGTAATCTCGGTGGTAGGTAACAAGGTTTATTCCAACGGAACACTTTTACAGACTATTACTACTTCTACTGGTTCCTGTGGTTTCACAGAGCATGTATCTTCTACTGCAACTACCACTCTAGTCATGCTAGATGGTACTAAAGGCTATGTCTTTGCTAGCCCCACAGCAGCAGGAACAGTCATAGACGATACGGCTGAACCTATATGGTCTACATTAACAGCACTAGCTCTAAGTACCCGTAGACGTCCTACAGTAGCTAATGGGTTTGTTTACACAGCCACAACAGCAGGTACAACAGGTGCAGCAGAACCCACATGGCCTACTACCGTTGGTCTTACTGTTGTAGATGGTACAGTCACTTGGACTTGTGGTTTGTGCAACTTCCCCACTCCACACGTACCTATGCCAATCTTCTTGGATGGCTATTTGTTTGTAGCTAAGGCTAACACACAAGACATTTACAACTCAGACCTAGACAACCCTGCTCTATGGACTCCGGGGGATTACATTTCTGCTGAGATGTATCCAGATAAAATTGTAGCTCTCTCTAAGAATAACAATTATGTGTATGCTGTTGGTGCTAATTCTGTTGAGTACTTTTATGATGCTGGTGTAGCTACAGGTTCTCCTTTAGCTCGACATGACTCTGCTGTGCAACAGTTTGGTACTGCTGCTCCTTCTACCGTTGTTCAGACTGAGAAGGAAGTCATCATGGTAGGTGAGACAGGAAATGGTGGACACACTGTTTGGACCATTGATGGATTCAAAGAGAATGAGATTGGTACTCCAGCCATTCGTTCTGTCCTACGTGCAGAAGGAGCTAATCTAATTAACGCTGTAGCTCATTGCACACGAGTATCTGGACAGAAGTTGTACATTATCAACCTAACGTCACAAACTCTTGTCTACAGTTTTGATACTAAGATGTGGAGTTACTGGAACTCTGGTTCTACTAACACCTTAGCTTTTATTGGTAGGTTTGGTACAGATGGTCCTAATGGTATGGCCTACATCCAACATGCTACTGATGGAGACATCTACACGATTAGTGAAGACAACCATACAGATCATGGTGATGCTTTCATGTGTCAAATCATTACTCCTAAGTATGACTTTGATACTTTCAATGCAAAGTTCATGTCTAGGTTTACTCTGATTGGTGATGTTCCTACTACCTCCGGTGCAGGTAACGTTCTTCAAATCTCTTGGAGCGATGATGACTACAAAACATGGATTACAGATCGTGACTTGTCTTTTGACAACGATTTTCCTTGCATTGCTCAATTGGGACGCTTTCGCAGACGAGCTTTTCGGGTTAACTATTCCCAACCATACTTACTTCGATTAGAAGCTTTTGAGGTTGATCTGAATAAAGGTAATCAGTAATGGCTGGCGGACTTCCTCCTCCTCCTACAAGAGCAGCTAATGGTGACTTTGCTTGGACAGCTTGGTATAATCAGTTGTACACAATGCTGTCTACATCAGGAAGCGTTTCTTGGGCTTTAGTTAATAAGGCTGGCAGTTCTATTGCTGACCTTGCTAACCACGCTCACAACCTGCTTACGGGGATGCAGGGTGGTACTTCTAACGAGTACTATCATTTAACTGCTGCTGAACATGCTAGCTTATCTACAGCATGGCACTCTCCTGTTACCAAGACAGCAGACTTTACCTTAGCTGATAATGAGACTTGGATCATCAATAACAAGGCAGGTTCTGCCTGTACGGTTACCTTCCCTGCTGCATCTCTGTGGCCCGGTAGAGAAGTTACTATTAAGAATATGCAAGCTCAGTTAGTAAACTCCGTTAGTGCCAATGTAGTTCCTTTGGATAGCACTACAGCAGGTACAGCTATCTTACTAGGTGTGGTTGGTAATTGGGCTACACTGGTTTCTGATGGAACTAACTGGGTCATTATGCAAGCTGCACCAAACAATGTTCTATTACTAGGATAAACTATGAGTGAAAATCAAAATTCAGATTCTGGTAATAGTACCTATGGAGGTAATACCACAACAACATCTGACAATACTGGTACTACTAGAACTTGGAGTGACTCAACTGGCTCTGTAACTACTGACCCAACCACAGGAAACATTAACTGGTCTTCTGGAGGTGCAGGACAACCCGCTGGGGATTATACAGAATCTACAGGACAGTCTACTGGAACCTACAGTCCTGCTGCTGGAACAGATCAGTTTGCTCGACTTAAAGAGTTGAGTGATATGTTCAATGCAAAGAATCCAGAGTTTGCTCAGGCACAAGCTCAATTGCCCGGAGTAACAGATAGCCTAAGTCAACTTACGAATTCTTCTCCAGATGTAATGGGTGTAACTGATCTATCTCCTACAGATAGGGCTTCTCTAGCTAAACTAGGTGTTACTAGTTACTCCCAACTAGGTCAGTATGCAAAGGACTCTGGACAGAATCTTTCTGGTATCTTAGGACATGAGGTAGATAACTCTGGGTTACACTCACTAGCTACTGCTGGTTATGGTAGTTTGTACGGAGCTAACCCAAACAATCTAACAGGGCAAAGTGTTGACCACATGATTGCTGCTGGTAATGTTTCGGATGGTATTGGGATGTTAGGTAAGGCTTTGGTTAGTGCTGCCATGCCTCCTATAGCTCGTCTAGGACTAGCTGGATATAATGCCTACAAAGGCTACCAAGCCGATCCTAACAGGGATATAGGCAAAGCCATTGCCACAGGTGCTAGTGCCCTTCCGGGCTATGCAGGGGCCTTGGCTAACATGTACAATGGCAACTATGGGGCTGCTGTAACAGGTGGCCTAGCGAAGAATGGTATTACTGGCCCTACAGCTTCTCTAGCTGGTATTGGTGCTGATTTTGCTTCTGGAAAGAATGTAGCTCCCTCCCTTGGAGGTCTTGCTGGTCAATTTGCAGGACAATCCATTGGTGGTCCCTTAGGCGGGATGTTTGGTAGATCACTTGGTCAACAGATGAGCCGCAGTAGCTCTTTAAGGAAATAATATGGCAACAGCTAATAATTCAGACATCGTACAGCAGATTCTAAGTCACCTCCAAGACTTAAAGAAAACAGATTATGGCACAACAGGTGCCCTTGGAGGTGCGATTGGTGCCTATGTTAATGGGAACAAGGTAGCAGATGCCTATGGAGCTTCTGCTTCTGATGCAGAGAGTCAAGCCAACACCCTACGTAGTCAAATGGACAATATGCCTACCTTGGCAGACATGTATGGTCCTAATAGTTCCTACGCTACACAGATGGCTCAGACTCTTGCTCGTAAGGATGCAGCCTCTGGTCGTAATAGCCAGTATGGTCCTCGTGCAGTACAGCTACAAGCTATGCTGGCAGACAAGGGTAGCCAGTATGCCCAACAGCAAGCTGCAATGGCTCAGGCGTACAACACGGCACGTTCTAATGCCAATACACAGCGAGTCAATGCTACAACGGGACAAGCTCAGGTACAAGGTCAACAGCTAGGTAGTTTGTTCAACCTAGGTGAGAAGTCAGGACTCCTTCCTGCCCTGAACCAAGGTATCTCTAATATGGCTCAACCATACATTGATAAGATGAAAACAGGACTAGGAGATATGTTCCCATCTTGGAATGGTCCTAGCAATGCTGGCTCTAATGTGAATACTCCTCAACAGAGTTTCATGGATCGTCAAGGTTCTGACATTCCTTGGGATAATAATAGCTCCTATGATGGTTCTTTTAATCCATCTGCCTCTAGTGGCTCAATGGGTTCTGGTGTATATCAACCACAAACTGATTATGCTCCACAACCTTATCAGAACAACGGTGCAGGAACTAACTTTTTGGATGAATATCAACTATGATGGATTCCTCTAATCTCCCCTCACAAGCAGACCTCAATAGTCTGTACGGTGCTTGGAATCCAATGTCCTATATGCAAGGACAGCAGAACCAAGACCTAGCTGCACAGTTCCGCGATCAAGCTTACAAGAACAATCAGAACACTGTTACTGAAGGTGCTTTGAAGAATGACCAAGCAGTGCAGATGAATCCCTTGCTTCTAGCTGAGAAGGGTTTGACAAACACTGGACTTAGCTTGGGCAATAGTGGTAAAGCTATTTCCAACGCTTCTGCTGGTATTGATTTGGGACAGAAGCAAGCTCTTGCCCCTGATACACTAGATGCACAACGAGAAGAATTGCGGACACGTCTTGGGGATGCTCAGTATAACAATTTGAGTAATACTATCTTACGTAGTCATCTTGACAACATCAAGAGTGGTGATCCTGAGAAGATTGCTCAGACAGAACCTATGCTAGCCTTCTTGAATGGTAGTGCTGGTAAGAATGTTGCTGAACGTACTAATACTCGGGGCATTGCTGAACTCAATAATTCTGCTCGTCTATTGGAGAACCAAGCTACCAATCGTACCAATCTGGAGATTGCTGGTGGTGCTCAATCGGCTACTAGATATGGTGCAGATGCTCAAGAGCGTGCCAAGGAGCTTCAAGCTCAACTACATCAGCAGTTGCAAAATGAGGCTCTTCAAGCTATCAAAGCAATGAAGTTGCCACCCAAAGAAGAACTTGCACAAATTCAACGAATCATGCAAATTGCTAATCCGGGCTATGGTACTGCTGTTAACCTTCCTGCTTTGCAAGACGGTAGATTGCGTAGAAACGCGGATGGTTCCCAAGGCGATGGCTCTGCTGCCAATCCCTACAAACTGGATTAAGGAAAAACATGCCCATTTACCAATATCAAGGTCAACATTACGATTTGCCTGATGGCTTATCCAATGATGAAGCTATTGCCAAGATAAAGACACATCTGGGCCAATCCGATACTCCAACCCAACCTTCTGCTCCAACTCCTCCTGCTGCGCCATTGCCCCCAATGCCTGTGGGTGTAGATTGGGACTTACCCCTAGGTATTCTGGAAACAGGGACTACTGGTGTAGCTCAAGCTCTTGGCGGTGTAGCTGCTAAGGCTGCTGGTGGTATTAAAGGTGCTTTGACACCCGGACAAACTGCTGCTGAAACTGGAAATAGATGGGCACAGAACTTTGCAAAAGCTACTGATTCTGCGCTAGCTCCACAAACTGTTTCGGGTCAACGTATTCAAAAGGGTATTGGTGACTTCTTGCTGGGTGCTACAGAGTACGCTAAAGACCCACAGAACATCCAGAACACTCTTAGGGCTATTCCCTTCATGCCTGAAAGTGTAGCTACAGAACCCCATCTAGGGGGTGTAGCTTCTGGCTTGATGCAAGCTGCTCCTGACCTGTCTATGCTTACTCCCATGTTGGGACATAAGACTCCTGCTAAGGCAGCAGATGTTAAGCCTAAGGCTTCTGGTAACGCTATCCTAGATGCTCTAGATGCTGCTCACACTAAGGAAGAGCCTGTTATAGCTCCTGCTGGTGAACCTTTGGTAGATACTCGTCCAAGTCTGGACAAGAGTAAGCTGGCTTATGAGCAAGCCCTGCGTGAGCAGGAGTTGGCTCGTCAATCAGCATTCAATCGTATTGGTGATGAAGGTCAGGTTAATCCTGCATTGGAAGGTCTTGCTAAAGAAACTCCAATGGAACGGATGACCCGTCAACTAGGTGCTGAACCCGGTGAAGCAGGTATTGACCCTTCTACCCCTATGGGTAATGTTGCTGATTCTCTTACTAAACCTGTAAGCTCGTCTAAAGCCTTTACTGCACAAGATGTAATTGATGCTCGTAATGCTGAACATGACAAGATCGCTCAGGATTTGGCTGCTCGTAGAGCAGATTGGGAAGCTGCTAACATCCCCAATGCTGACCAAGGTTATGCTGCACAAGATGCTGCTGCTAAGGCTCAAGCTCTTAACGAAAGGTCCACTCCTTCTGAGGCAGCTAAGGCTCACCTAGATCACGTTGCTGCTGAAGAACAGCACCGTACACACCTAGAGGAAACCCACGCTAGGGCTATGGATGAACAGGCTAAATTGGAAGCTTCACAAGCTTCTGTAGAAGCCCGTCAGAAGGCCATAGATGACTCTATGAGTGGTGTTAAGAGTCAGCATGAGGGCATACGTGCCTTGACCGCTGAAGGTGGTCCTAAGACTGCTCGTTTGGCTGCTGAAGCTGAGTTACGCCGTAGGCAAGAGGAAGCTCCTACTAAGTCCAAGAAACAAGTAGCCATTGAAGCCAAGGCTGAACTAGCTGCTGAAAAGCAGCGCATAGTTGAACAACGTGCTGCTAATGAGGAGATGATTCAGAAGCTGCGCGATCAGCACACTGAGTCTGAGGTTCGTACTCGTCAAGCTCAAGCTGACGCACACGAAGCCATTGCTAAACGTAATGAATCTAACACTGCTGAGACAACCAAAGCTGCTCAGGATGCTGCCAAGCTACGTGCTGAAGCAGAAGCTCTTGCTAAGGATAAGGCTAAACGTGATAAGGCTCTTGCTAACATTGCCAAGCAACATGCCTTGCAAGAGATTAGCCATCCGGCTGGCTCTAAGGAACGTGCTGCTGCTGTCAAAGCAGTGAATGAACGCTTCTCAGGTAAGACAGGTGGTGCAGCAAAAAAATCCGTAAGTCGTAGTAAGCAAGGCGGAGCCATTGATCCTCAAGTATTCAAAGAAGGCTACCGTAAACTTACTTCGGCACTTTCTAAACTTACGGATCAACCTTGGTTGAAGAATCGTTTCAGTAAAGACAAGTGGATGACCAATGGGGATGGAACTCCTTTGGTTATGTTACATGGAACGACAAAAGATATTAAGGGTGAGATAGGCGGTAAATCAGAAGGTTTTCATGCTGGCTTTACCACAAGTCCACACATTTTTATCACCAACTCAGCTAGAGGATCAGTACCATTACGGGACCAGCCTTTTGCTAGAGTTTCTGGTGGATATAATACCCTTCCTAAAGAAATCCATCGTCCTGAAAATACAAAAGTAAATGCTCAAATCCATCCTGTAGCCATTAAGAAGGGTAACTATCCTTTTATTCCTGTAGATATGGGTGGATGGAATCCTCGTTCTTTAATGAATGATCGTCGTTTCATTGACGTACTTAATAAGGCACTTGGGGATAAGGGATTTAGTCCTGAAAATATTAAGTCCATGCGTAACTACGTTGAGAACGCTATAGGCGATGATGCCCGTAATGCAGCTTTGACTAATGTTCTTAAGAAGGCTGACATTGATGGATTCTTCTACAAGAATTCTGCTGAGTCTATTAGGTCAGAAGTAATAGGTAGAGGTAAAGGTAGGGCTGATACTTATCAACATCCTACTTCCTTTGTAACTTGGAATCCTGATAACTTCCAATCTATCTACAAGCCTACAGAAGGTGAAGTTCACCCTATGGTTGGGGATGAAGTCAATACTGCTAAGGCTAAAGAAGCTAACTTGTTTGGTGCTGATGCTAATGGCGTAACTGAACTACATGGTGGCCTCCCACTTCCCAAAGCAATGCGGGATACGTTGGATGGTGCCATGAAGACCCTTACTGATGCTGCTGCAGCTTTTGGTAAGAAGGCTTTCGATCCTAACACAGCTTCTAAGGAATATCTGGCTAATAGCTTTACCTCTGCTAAACAAGCAGAAGATGCTATTGGTAAGGTAGTTGCTCCTTCTGATGTGATTGCTAGGGCTACTGCTCCGGGTTCTACAGACATTCCTCTGAACCCAGATGCAACCTTCAAGATTCCCTTCACAAAGCGTTCCATTAAGTATGGTGGTATTTCTGAGTCAGTGCAATCAGGTCTTAACATGGCTGCACTCAAGTTCAAAGAAGAACCTGTTATCCGTGGAGTTCAGAACTTCCTGAACAATGGACTAGCTCGTACCAACTACCAGATTTCTCAGATGGTTGTTCCTTTGACTAAGATGATTAACCATCTTAGCCCTGAGGAAATGGTTACCCATGATGGTGTGTTGCAGCGTGAGCAGAAGAATGGAAAAGCTTTTACCGACGATCAACTACGTGCTGCTGGTATGGATGATAAGCAACTAGCTGCCTACAAGATGCAACGTAAGGCTTATGAATCAGCTTATACCTTGCAGAATGAACAGTTGGTAAAGATGGGTGAGAAGCCTTTGTCTCGTGATGACTATTACTACTCGTCACGCTGGTCTGGAGATTACCACACCATTGTCACTAAAGACCGCAAGGATGCTAGTGGTAAGGTGGTTATGGACCCTGAGACAAACAAGCCTAAGCAAGATGTTGTGTGGTTTGTACGTACAACTAGTCGTGCTGAGAATATTCAAGCCATTGCTCACCTTAAGGAAAACTTCCCTGAGTTGAACATCGACAAGGATACTAAGCCTAAGTACATGGGTAACAATCGTAACCCCAATGCTCCACACGATGTTGCTGGCGCTTATAGGGATATGATGGGCTTCTTCAAGGATGCTCCTGAAACCACTGCTGCCATCAAGGAAGCAATGGAGAGTTATACTACTGCCAAGGGTTATTCTAACCTAGGTCAGAGCAAGCACTTTGAGCACAAGGCTGGTGTACGTGGTTTTGCTGGTGATACTCCTTGGCTCACTCCTGAGGAGTCTGCAAAGGCTGGTACTAAGGCTCAGGTTGACTATCTGAAGAATGCTATCCGTTGGGCCAACCTACAGGAAACTGTGGCTAATGCCAAGCAAGTACTATCCGATCCCAAGGTCATGGAGATGAAACCCAATGCTGTGTCTCTGGCACAACATATCATCAACCGTGAACTAGGACTTGACATTAACATTGTAGCACCAATTGAAAATGGTATTGCTGAAGTGTTTGGTGTTAGTCGTAACTCAGTACTACGCTTTGTCGGTGACATTAAAGGTATGACTTACCTGCAAACCCTTGGTCTAAACCCCATGTACTCATTGGCTACGCCTTTGCAGTTCATGGTTACAGGACCAATGATGCACATGGTAATGAGTTCTGAAGGTGGTTACAAGACAGGTGTTACTGGTGCCTTGAAGACTATGGCATTTGGTATGACTGATGCTACTGCTGGTATCATGGCACACATGGCACATGAGATGGGTTCAAACACTGTTGAAGGATTTGTGTCCACGTCAGGTATGACTAAGATTGGACAAGAGGCTTTGAAATATATGGAAGACTCTGGCTACATCAAGCGTAACATCTTTGATGAATCGCGTAGTGTTGGTCAGCACACTCCAATGGATAAGGTACAAGCAGGCTTAGGCTGGACTATTGGTAAGCCTGAACAGATTGCTCGTATGATGTCGTTCATGTCCTTTGTGCATCACCTAGACGCTTCTGGAGCCTTTCATGGCAATACTAAAGCCTTGTTCCATGAAGCTGAAATCTACTCAGACCGGGCATTGAGTTCGTTTAAGTCGTTTGATAGACCCATGATGGTTGACAAGCTAGGAGCCTTGGGACAAGCAGGATATGTTTATCAGTCCTTCAAGTTTCAGTCCTACCACACCTTGAACGCGGCTTTCCGTATGCTTGGTCGAGGTGACCCTAAACCTATTGCTGCTTTGATGATTGCTTACGGTTTGGGTACAGGTATGATGAACGTTCCGGGTATGCAGGAACTAGATGGTTTGATTAACTTTGGCAAGGACATGGTATCTAAGTTCAAGCCTGACTTGTACTCTCCTGCTCTACGGGACTTTGACCTCAGGGATAAACTTATCAATAGTTTGCCTGATACCAAGGTATTCCGTCAAATGTCTGCTAAGAGTGTAGCTACAAACGGTCTTGCTGGTGAAGCAACAGGGCTGGCTATAGCACCCCACATTAGTCCTCAAATCTTGGACACAGAGCATCTAGGGAATAATTTCCCCGGCGCTGTTATGGCCCAAGAGGCAAAGGAATGGGGTTCTATTGGTAAGATGGCTATCCATCCTAACAAGAGTTCTGCTACTGAAGCTGCATACAAGAATCTTCCGGGCGCTAAAGGCCCAATGGAAGAGTATCTGCCTAACATCAAGCAAGGCAATACTCCGGGTCACCAAGTGTTCATTAACCCTAATGACATGAACAACCCTAGGACTATGCCTTATGCTCGTAATGCAGATGATGAAGCCAAGCGTAAGTGGAATGCTGTATCAACTAATGAGGGTAACCTTAAGCAGAATTGGTATCGCAGTGGACAAGAGGATATGCGAATCAAGAACGCCTTACAGGGTAATATAGAAGGTTTGCTCGGTGCCTACCATCGTGGTGACACTAAGCAGATGGCTGATTACACAATGGCATACATGAAGCTTGACCCTGAATCTAAACGTATTGATGAAGCCATTAACAATGGTATCCCTCGTCAGTATATGTCTAGGTCAGATCAACAAATTGCCGATGCCAAGAAACTACTTGTGATGCAATCCATCATGCGTTATAGGAATATGCCAAAATGAAAATGTCAGACTCAGGACTCAAACTCCTAATGCTTAGAGAAGGCTCACGCCATAATGCCTACCAAGATACTAAAGGTATCTGGACAATTGGTGTGGGTCATACAGGCCCCGAAGTGGTTAAGGGTTTAGTCTGGTCTGACCAGCAGATTATGGACCAGTTACGCAAGGATGTTGCCATTACAGAAAAGTGTCTAGATGACAATGTTGTTGTGTTGCTGGGACAGGATCAAGTTGATGCTCTTTGTAGCTTCATCTTCAACGTGGGTGTTAATGCCTTTAGGCGGTCCACTATGTTGAGGTTTATTAACCAAGGTAAAATGAGAGAAGCAGCAGCAGAGTTTGACAAGTGGCACATACCACCTGAGATAACGTCAAGACGCAATTCAGAGAAGTCCCAATTCCAAGGGACGTAAAAAAGCCCCCAGTCCTGTTACGGATATGGGGGCTTTCTTTTGCCTATTTATTATTGTAGAAACAAAACCTAAAGCATAGGAAGTGTACTCCGATTAACCAGTTGAAGTCGTCCTCTTCATCACCGGGCACATGCTCTATGCCGAACACTATACCGTTAATTAGTTCAAGGATGATAACCACAGTCAATCTCTCGGTCATACCACATTGCTGTGTTAAACAAAAACCATTCTGCTTCTGAAATATTATTCACGTTTGAAGTCCTCTGGGTTACCAATAAATCTTGTGTAGTACTGAGTCTGATCTACAGAGATAGCACCACAACTACATGTTACAAACTGCCCTTCAAAGGCAGAGAAGATTCCATCACCACACTTGTTACAGTAAACGGCTTTAGGAATGAACTCTGCTTTCTTAGGTGGTACAGCAACGTACTCAGACGCCACAAGAACCTCCTTTTCCACTAATATCACAAATGTCGTTCTCTTCGTAAACTACATCCTTATGTTTCAATGCTTCCTCGTATGGTACTGCTGTCAAAGGTTGACCTCCTCGACTGCCATTTGGGTAACACGTAAATCCACGAAGTCGTGGAGCATACTTTGCAAGTGTAGCTGCAAATGCTCCAACTTCTTTTTCGTTATTTCTAGCTGTCCCCCATTCTGGGAGATTAATGGTTGACGAGATTGACATGTCAATATAATCTTGTACATCGGCTTGGAACTTAATGCGTTTTTCATAGTTGTCACTTAGATCAATGGCTGACTGGATGGAATCTGGTTTGACTCCGAACTTGTTGATGAGGAGGTCAGCCGTTCCATCAACGACATATTGATACTTCCACTTCGTCCCCTCTGTAAGAAAGCGTCGTTTATAAGCAACTGCAAAGAGAGGTTCAATTCCAGTAGTTGTTCCAGCAAGGATACCGATACTTCCTGTGGGGGCAATTGCTCGATATGCCACTGGGCGGCTGATAAAGAAGCGGTCACAGTGTTCGTCTGCACTTCGTTTAGATTCTGATTCATATACCTTTAGCCATTCATGTAGTTCAGGGGTTACCTCGTAGGAATAGTGTCGCTTGAGAAGCCACTCATGGATTCCCATAAGTCCCAATCCAAGTCGTCGATTCTTTGCCCTAACTTGATATACCTTATCGTAAGGTAGATCAGCGCGGAGGGTGCCACAAACAAGAAACTTCGACCCCAACTCGACAACTCGCTGTAGTTGAGCAATAGAATCAATGTTAGCAAGGTTGACACTACCAAGATTACACACGTCTGAATCATCTTCCGACGTAACCTCTGTGCAAGCATTACGTAATGTCTCATTTTGTTTACTGCCAAAGTTAAAGCTAAATCCCGGTTCCCCTGTCTCCATTGCTTGACGAACGTTTGTAAGGAATACTGAGTTACTATCCAATCCACCAACCAAGGAAGCGTCATCGTAGTTTACCGAAATGTTGGTCATGTCTAGAGGGCCGGGGAAATTGAAGTCTTTAAGCTTCTCTGCCTTGACTACATCTGACCAGTTCTTGATTCCAAGGAATTGGTGAATGTCTTCATGTTGCCAGTTGAGAGACGCATAGATAGCCGAGCGGCGAGAGCCACCCTGCATAACATTTCGTCCAATTTCATTGATTGCTGACATGAGAGGGATTGGCCCCGAAGCTGTTCCTCCAGTTCTTGAAAGCGCCTTACCAGACGCTCGAAGTCGAGAGTAGTCAATTCCAATTCCTCCACCTGTCATTAGACAGGACATAGCTCGCCATGTTACGTTGCTCCATTCTTCCCTAGTATCTTCCTCTGCACGCAAAAGGTAGCAATTATTGTAGGCTTTGTAGGGTCGTCCTGCATAGTACAAGTAGCGACCTCCGGGTAGGAAGCGCATAGATCGAATGTGTTCTGTAAGCTCTGCACGATCTGCTGCTGACATAAGAGAACTTGTCGTTCCAGTTCTAGTTCCCGCAACGTCCTCGACAAGCCTTTCAGAGAGCTTAGACCATGTATCGCCCGGTCCTTGGGCGTACTTGAATCGGAATACATTTTCTGCGAAGGAGTTTCTAAATTCATTTGACAATTTACAATTTACCTATTTTTATTGGTTGTTTAACGATGCCAGCTTCCAATTCTGCTGCTCGTCTACGTCGATCTTCTGCAAGCATACAAGGCTCACACTTACCCTTCCGCATCCACGTCTTGTGAATAGGGCACCTCTGAGGTTGGTGACGGATATAGATCGGTTTCACGTTCGTATCGTTCAATTTCTTTCTCTGCTTCTATTTCTTGTGCTTTACGTACAAGGTAGGTTTTCTTATAATGCTGCTCAGCCACAGGCTGCCAGTAGTTCTTGCCGGTATTCTTCAAGTTCATCACCTAATACTTCAAGTAGATCAGCTAGTTCATAGCCGATAATATCTAGGAAATCTGCAACGTCTAGATTGGCAGCAATTAATAGTTTAAGTTCCTCGTTCACGCTTCTCAATCTCCCGTTGTATATACCAAGCTGCCTTACGCAAATCCTCTAGACCATTCTTTAGATCAGCACGCCATAGATACTTCATGGCGTTTCCCATTAGGAAGTCCATATGCTCAGTAATCTGAATACATTCTACTCCACTTTTATGGCTGGTGTAATGTGGTGGATGGTTTACTAGATCAGTCATATTGTTTTAAATAATCAATTGCTTTTTGTAGGAGTTCTTTACTATCTTTCATTTTACCTAAACTCAAATTACAGTCATCACAAAGCATACCTCTAACTTTTCCAGTAGTATGATTATGATCTATACAAAGAGCTTTATTTTCTCGATTAGGTAATCCACAAATAAAACATGAAGTATGGGCTTTTAGTTCTAAAGCACGTTCTTCTGTTATTTTGTATTTATAGACAGCTTCTTTTATTGGGTTTCTATTTTCTGCTGATACTTTGGCAGAGCATATTCTACATTTCTGTGCTCGTCCATATAACCCCTTATAATTAGGGGAAAAGTATTCTAGATACTTAACAGTATTACAGCTTTTACATAGTTTACTTAGAGTAGCGTTTGTTGATGTAGTCAAGTGACACCCACATTTCATCAAAAGAACCGTCTTTAATTTCATGTAACATAATAAACCCTCTCCAATGTTTATTCCCTTGAGAACTCATGTAAGATTCATCATGCTCGTAACAACTACCTGCAATGATAGAGGTTATGGTTGA